ACACAGACCTTGCATCAGAACCTTGGAGTGTACAGTATCCAGCATCATAAGGAGGTATATGGAAATCAGGGAATTAAAGGCCAAGGATGTTAAAACGCTCGCTCATATACTGGGCAAATTGAAACCCAGTAGCGTGAGTGAGTTATATATGGTAAGCCAGAACAAGAATCCCGATTTACTGAAAGTCGGTATATCCGTCTTTCGTATTGTGGCTGCGGACCTTACAGATGATATTTACGCATGGTTAGCAGACCTAGTTGGAAAGAAAGTAGAGGACCTTGACGAGATGCCGTTCAATACCCCCATAGAGATTATTAAGAGTCTAATAAGTAGAGGTGACTTCAAGGATTTTTTCGGACAGGCTATCAAGGCGGTATCCCCCAATTCTACGACCTCATCCAGTCCCGATACGGATGGGCAGATGAAATCATAGATAACCTTTCATTCCATAGATTTTGGGAACTAATAGAATTACTCTCCAAGATAAGGGAGAATAATGCTCAGGAGAAGATGATAGAGGGGGCATGGATAGGCTTTCAGCTTGGCACTGGTGGAGACATGAATTTTGGGGATTACCTTCGCAAGATGGGGTTACTAGAGGAGAAGCCCGAGGTGATAGAGGAGAGGAAGGTAACGGCTAAAGAAGCGATAGCCAAGGCGGAGGAGATATTAAGAAAGGCTAGGGAGAAGAAGAATTAGAGGTTTACGGGACTATTAAGCCTTTTCTCTGCCTTTTCCAACTCTTTTAAGTCTTCCACCAATAGTCTCGCTTCTTCGTCCCCTGTTAGGTTGGAAAGGAATTGGATTAACCTTTCCACCTTTTCAGTATCCCCTCTTGGGATATAGTTCATAATGCAAGTTAGGAGGCAAACAAAATAGAAATATTCAGTCTCGTCGGCAAAATCGTTTTGGATGGAGCAGAAACCGTCAAGGCACAGCTTCAAGGCATTTCGGGCTATGTAGAGAATAATAAACAGGCCTTCAGGACCGCCGGCATTGCCCTAACTGCCTTCGGCACGGCTGTCACTGGAGTTCTAGCACTCACCGTCAAGGCTGCCATAGACGAAAAAGAGTCAATAGCAAGGCTAAGTATTGCCCTCAAAAATGTTGGCATTGACTATAACAACGTCAGGGTAAGCATTGAGCAGGTTATCGCTGCCCAGGTTAAGAAGACTAATTATTCTGACGGGCAGCAAAGAGATGCCTTACAGCAACTCGTTTTAATAACTGGTAACTATAATTTATCTCTTCAGGCATTGCCCACTGTTCTTGATCTTGCTGCCGCTAAACAGATGGATGTTTCCTCAGCCGCCGTCCTAATGGCCAAGGCAATGAATGGGAATACCGAAGCCCTAAAAAGGTATGGCATCGAAGTCCCCAAAGATGCCTCGGCAAGCGATGTATTGAACGCCATCCTACTGAAAGTCAAAGGCACTGCCGAGGCTACGGCTAATCCCTTTACTATTCTCAAAAATAATCTTGGCTCTTTAGCTGCAAAGATTGGTGAAACTATTTTGCCCACTATTACAAGTTTAGTGAATTGGATTACTAACGTAGTGGACTGGGTTAAGAAATGGGCAGAGGCTCATCCTGCACTTGTAAGATATGTCGCTATTTTTGCAGGCACATTAGGAGTCCTTGCCCTCGGTATTGGCCCATTACTGATCATGTTGCCTTCCCTTGCAGCCGGTTTGAGGATAGTAACCACCGCCTTTCTGGGAGCTGAGGCAGCCACAGGGCCGGTTGCTTGGGCCATCATCGGCATTTCTGTGGCTCTAGCTGCCGTCATGCCCAAGATTCTGGAGACGACTTCTGCAATCAAGGGAATGACGGGGGCGACGGTAGATATGAACAGGGAACTTGCCTTGACTCAATTGCAAGCGAAGGTTAGTGCATATCATTACGATATTCTAACAAACGGTGGGAAAATAGCTGCGTGGCAATTTCATCTTATTGCTGATGAGGCTGGAATGACGACTCAGGAACTTGGCGCATTAATGGATCAGGCTGACTTGTTGGGCGATTCCTTGACTACGACAGGAGACACCAATATATATCTTAAGAAAGCCATAGAAGGTGTTACGAACGCATCAGAAGATGCTACACAAACATTACAAGACCAAAAAGATGCCGAGCGGGATTTAAACAGGGCCGCCTCCGATGCCATCGATCTCTACATGGACAAATTCCAAACTGCCCATGATGAGAAAATGTCGGCTCTCCAGGATGAATATGATGCTCAAATAGCGAACATCGAACTTGAACTCGATGCCACCTTATCAGGTTATGAATCGGAAATACAAGCCTTATATGGGCAGATAGATGCCATAGATAAGGCTCAACAGAAAAAGAGGGATGACGAAAGGAAAGCCCAGTTGGAGACTGCCGTTGCCGCGGCAACCACGGATGATGAGAGAGCGGCAGCCCAAAAAGACCTTGATGATTTTCTCTCTCAGTTATCTGACCAACAGAGAAAAGACGAAATCAAGGCACAAATAGACACAATTCGCCAGGAGGAGGAACGAGCGAGGGCGCAGGCAAAAAACGAGGAACAGAGGGCGAAGGAATTATACAAGACAAAGAAGAAGTTGCTGGATGATGAATATGACGATACTGTCACCCTTCTCAAAAAAACGAAGGCATTATTGGACACAGAAGGAACAGAAAGGACTGCGAGATACAATGCTGATTATGCAGCATTTACAAGGTTACTATTTGACCAGGAATTACCCGCAGCACAGGATTTTGTTGATAACCTCAATGCGATTCTCGCAGGAATCAATGCAATCAATATTCCCACTGGTGCTGCTGGTGGCGGTCGGGGTGGCGGCGGCGGTGGCGGTAGCTGCGAGATTGATACGGGCGGTGGCGACGTGAACATTGATACGGGCGGTGGCGGTGGCGGCGGTGGCGGTGGCGGCGGCGGCGGTGGAGGATACGAGCCGGGAAGTCTGATACCACCTAGCATTCTCACACCCTTTCAACATGGCGGCATCATAGGTGAACCTACCCTATTAAGTAGGCTATCTGATTTGCGACCTTATGGTATAGCCGGAGAGAATGGGCCCGAGCCTATTGGCTTCCCGTCTGTGAACATTCATATTGATGAAATGAGTGTAAGGAAGCAGTCCGATATAAACGAAATAGCTGAGGCTCTTGTAAATAAGATTAGGCTCAGAACAGGGATGAAAGTCTAACCTTACCTAATAGGAGGGAAATATGCCAGGGATAACGCATAGTCTTGTTAGTGGGAAGGCAGATGGAGGAGACGCTACTTTAGTCCGCCCTAGTGATTGGAACGCAGTACACGTTGGACCAACAGGAAGAACAGTCGCCTATTTTGTGGCTGCTAATGATGCTACTGCAATAGAGAAGGCACAGGCTGACTATCTCTGCGATGGTACAAATGACCATGTAGAAATACAGGCAGCTATAGATGCTCTCCCTTCGACTGGGGCTGAAGTGGGTCTTTCCTCTGGAACATTTAATTGCCAGGTTACTATTAACCTTGACACAAACCAGATTTTAAGAGGTTCTGGCTGGAATACTATCCTCACAACATCAACCTCTGGCCTTATTTTCCTTAGTGCAGTTGGAGGGTCTGGGACTGAAAAAACAGGAATAGTCATTGCCGATTTACAAATTGATGGAGGGGCAAGTAATCTGGGAGACCGAGGGATTCGGTTCCAGTACGTAGATTACAGCCTCATCAGGAACGTTTATTCTCGTAGACATCATGCAGGATCAAAATATGCTGGCATCTACTTGTATTATTCAGATTTCAACACCATTACCGACAATACTGTTCAAGCGAATTACCTTGGTATGTACATCGAGTATTCCAACAGCAATAACATCACCCGAAATATCATGCAAGGGAACACTTATTACGGCATCCGCATGGAGTATTCATCCTACGATATTATATCCGATAACCTTATGGCAGGGAACGGTTATAGCGGCACTTATCTAGCAAGCAATTCGTATATCAACTGTAGTAACAATATCTGCGCACAAAATGTGGAGGATGGTATCTATATTAACGTGGGTTCATCCCACACGGTGACTGGTAACAGCTGCATCGGGAATACCAGATTTGGGCTTTGCCTTGAGAATTTGTCTTACAGCTCGGTAACCGCCAACACTTGCATAGCGAATGGGCAGCATGGGCTTTATATTGAGGGTACAGCTTGTACTCTCACCAATAATACCTGCGTGGCTAACTCGCAGGCTAGCACCAATGGCTATGATGACATCTATATAGAAAGTTTGGGTTATAACAATGTTCAGAGTAATACTTGCCGTGCTGGAACTTTAACCAATAAGCCGAGATATGGTATTAGCATAGCAGCTCTATTAAGCACCACTGGCAATTTGGTCAGCAACAATGACCTCTACGATGATGGTTTTGGTACTGCCTCCTTTTATGATGCTGGCACATTAACGAACATATCGGATACCAACAGGGGAATCCAGATAACACAGGTTAAGGAATATAGATATGTCAAAAACACCTCTGGCGGTTCTTTGGCTGCTGGCGATGTAGTAGTCCTCAAGGCGGTAGCTGCCGGAAACGAAGTTACGACCACGACTACGGAGGGAGACCAAAAGGTATTCGGTATGGCTGCAGAGACAATCGCTGATACTGCTTGGGGGAATGTCCAAGTCTTAGGTAAAACAACAGCCTTGAAAGTTGATGGGACAACCGATATAGCCATTGGAGATTTGATTGGGACATTTACTACGGCAAAGATAGGAATGAAGGCAGCGTCAGGCAAGATGGCTTTTGCTATTGCGCTAGAGGCGTATGCAACTAATGATAGTAGCGGGGTAATTGATGCTCTGCTTATCAGTCCAAGACAGGCGGTGTAAATATGGCTGGTGCATTTCAGTCAGATGCCTTTCAGAATGATGCTTTTGCTACTTCAGAGGAACCATCCTCTTCTCCGCCCTCTCCCGTTAATGAACTTGTCAAGATAAATGGAACCCAGGTCATAGTAGAGAAGGATAGCCTCAATATAGAGAAATACCTAGAGGAACGTTCGGTGGCATCCTTCAATGTGATAGACAGGGACGGCACGGGAGAATATGTCAGGGGTATGCCGGTAGAAATCTATGATAATAAAGCTTGGTTGCAGAATTGTGCAACACGGACAACTGTCACAGCCATCGGGACTGCATCTCCGAGCATGGACCAAAAGGTATTTGGGGCTGTATCATGCTTACTTGACGGAGACAGTGATTATCTATCCGTGGAAGATAGCGATGACTGGGCGTTTGGAACAGGCGACTTCACTATTGATATGTGGGTGAGATTCGCTAAGTTGCCTCTTGGTGGAACGTATTGTCGTGTTTATAGCCAATTGGACGCCATGAATGCAGTAGAACTTATCGTGTACCGTCCAGTTTCGGGAAATTCTAAATTACGGTTCGGGATTGTTAGCGGCGGATTGAGTAAGATATTGCTGAATGGTACATGGAACTTCGTTGCGGACACTTGGTATCATATCGAAATTGATAGAAGCGGTAGCAATTGGTACTTGTTCGCTGGAGTGGCAGGGGTAACTAACACGCTCCTTACCAGTGATACGGCGAGCTTCTCCTCACCAAATGTCAATGCACCTCTACTTATAGGTTGTGCAGACCAAGGCTCTCCTTATGTACCTATGTATTTCTTTAATGGATATATCGATGAAGTCAGGGTGTCCAAAGGTATTGCTAGACATACCGCCGTATTCGTTCCTCCGACTCAAGCTTATGATTCTGATAGTTATACGAAATTGCTATTGCACTTTGACTCTGTCCCTTTGTTTGGTGGTTTTATAGACACACCGGAACGTATCAGGTTGTCTCCTAGCGGGGGTTTACTACATTCCATAACCTGCATGGATTACACCTATTTAGCGGATAAAAGATTAGTCGTCAACTCATACCAGGATAAAACTGCCGGATATATTGTCGACGATATATTCGACGAATATCTGGCTCCTGAAGGGATTACCATAGGAGAGATACAGGCCGGCCCCACTGTGACTGAGGCGATTATCAACTATGTTAAGGTCTCCGAGGCTTATGATGCCATTAAGGAACTATCCGGAACTTTCACCTGGTTTATCAGCGAATCCAAGCAGCTCTACTTTATTGACAGAGATACATATTCAGCCCCTTGGAACTTGGATGATGTCAACCACCGCGTTATAAAAGGCAGTCCCAGACTGAGTGAAGGCAACTCTCTATATCGCAACTTCCAATATATCTGGGGAGGGACAGATATAACAAGCCTTCAAACCTCTGATTTCGTTGGCGATGGTAACAATAAGATATTCGTTTTGGGATACCCTCTATCGGCAGTTCCTACAGTTACGGATAACTCTGTCTCAAAGACTGTAGGAATCAAAGGCATAGACACCGGCAAAGATTATTACTGGACAAAGGGGGATAGCGCCATTTATGCCCAGGTTGCTCCTTCAGTTGGGCACGCTATCCAGGTTCAATATTATGGGCAATATCCGCTCATAGCAGCGTCCATTAATAGTGACGCTATAGTCGCTCGTAGGGCGATTGAAGGTGGCACCGGTATTGTTGAAGATATTGCCCGAGAGGCATTCCACGAATCCAGAGAGTCCTCCCGGCAGTCAGCGCAAGCGAAACTAACTCAGTATTGCCAGGATGCCGAGAAATTTAGATACCAGACTTATGATGGTGGGCTTTCTCCTGGCCAGTTACAACTTGTTACCTATTCGCCATTCGGTTTTTCTGCCTATGAGATGCTGATAGAGTCGGTTAAAATTACGGCTGACGGAGATCTTATTCTATACGATGTCTCCTGTGTCACGGGCCCGCTAATGGGAACCTGGAGCAAGTTCTTTAACAGGTTACTAACTCGTCAGGACCAATCTATACGGATAGGCGGAGATCTCTTAATGAAACTCCTCCCATATAATGAAGACCCAATATTGGATTTTTCGGAGACTCCAGCATTGAGTTCGGATGATTTTAGTTCTGGTATAGTCAATCATTGGCTACCTATATCTGCTGGACAAACAGGCAAGCATAACGTGGAACATGAAAGGATGGATATGGCTGAGGCACCGTCCTTAACCTCCCACACCACAAAGAATTATAAATGGGACGATGGTACGAAATGGGGCTTCGGTACATGGAAATAAGGAGATGCAATGAATCTAAAACATACTGAGGATTTGAAGTTAACTGGCAGAGTGGAACTAATAGCCACTCATAAAACGACAGGTGAACAAATCATAATTAAGACCAAGAACCTACGAGTCACCATAGGCAAAACTTGGCTTCTGAACTTCCTGGTCAATAAACCAAACTATGATAACGGATTTACTTACTGTGCTTTAGGCAATGACAACACTGCGGTTGCAGTAGGACAGACTTGCCTTGTAGCAGAGCAAAAGCGAAAGCCAATTACATCAAAGAACCCGATAACTTCTGGAGTGGAAATCACTCTATCTACATTCTTTACGGCAGCCGAAGCCACCTTTTATATCAAGGAAGGTGCCATATTCGGCCACGATGCCTCGGCTACTGCCAATAGTGGGACCATGTGGTCGAGGTGGTTGGTAACTTTTGATAATAGCGGCGGTACTTATGACATCACAATTAACTATATTCTAACTGTGAATTGAGGTGAAATATGACAATTGCAACAGGACAAGACATATTGGCAGCAGACATTTTAGCTCGTATGCCTTCTGGACTTATAGCGATGTGGCATGGGTTGTTGGCAAATATCCCGTCAGGTTGGGTCCTTTGTGATGGCAACAATGGCACGCCCAATCTGCTTGATAGATTTGTACAAGGCGTGGTTAACGCTTCAACAAACCCAGGGGACACGGGCGGGGCGACAAGCAAGACGACTGCGGGGCATATACACACTATCCCTAATACCAGTACTGTATCAGCATCCCAACACGAAGGCGTAGAGTACGCTAACGAAACCACCCCAAGTCATTATCACACCGTTCCCAACGCAAATTCGAACACTGATAGCATAAGCGATATACGACCAAAATATTACGCAATAGCCTTCATAATGAAGACGTAAAGAAAACCATTAAAACGATCCGACTATTCCAATGACCAATCAAGACCCATAACGAGAATCGCCTTTGGAGAAGTAGATGAGTGATCAAGAGATAATTACCATCAAGCAATACATTGATACTAGATTTAATGACTTGAACGAAAAGCTACAGGAACGATTCAAGTTGACCGATGCAGCTCTCCTCAATGCCGATAAAAGTTTGCAAAATCGGTTGGAACAATTAAACGAGTTTCGAGCGCAGATACTTGAAGAGAGAAATCTCTATGCCCGCAAAGATGATATGAATTTGCAATTAGACACATTGCGAGAGAAGGTTATTTTTGCCGGTGGCAAGACGGCAGGAAAGGAATACATGATCGGCCTGTTCGTTGCTATAGGGCTAGGAGTTGCAGCACTGGTTGTAAACCTTCTAACATAAGCTGGGATGCCCGCCAGAACCTCAAGGTTGCCTCTTAAATGCTTTCTATGAGGAATCATACTCCCGACAAAACAACAAGCCTTTGATTGACCGTGGAGAAATCCACGGCAACTTTTTTATTGCCACTTTCACCAGTTGGTGAAAACCCCATTTCGGGTATTATCTTACCTATTTTAGGTCTAATCTCTCAACCGGGGAAAACTTCTCATGTGCTTTTAGTGCCCGCTTTTCCTGATGGGCTTTGACATAGTTCTCCAGCTTCCAAGATTTTCTTAATTTATATTGGGTTTACGATTAGAGGGGGGCTTGACAAATAAAATACCCTGTTGTAATATGTGAGGAAAGGTTAGAAATGGCAAACAGGCGAAAAGACGAAAGGAATCAGAAGATACTAGCTCTTTGGAACGATGGCAAGGGCTGGAAACAGAAGTCTATAGCCCGAATGTTCAAGATGACAGAGAGCGCGGTATCAATGGTTATATTAAGGAATAGGCATAATGGTTTGTCCAATGATGCCAATAGACTTCCCAAGAGGGCTAAGGAATAGGAAATGAACCCCACAGAATCAGGTAGAAAGGGCGGGATTAAGACTAAGGAAAACCATATTTCCTTATGTCCTTTGTGCGGAACCCTAATCAAAAGCCATTGGTTTCAAGAAACCGGGCAGAAAGGAGGTGAAACCACATTAAAGAGATATGGAAGAGACCACTATGTCCGTGCTGGAAAACAGGGCGGACGCGGAAACACAAGAGAAAAAAGGCAGGGATTGGCTGCAACTCCAGTCCCTGCCGAGGAGTAGGAAATTGAACAGACTCATTATAGCACTTTCAGGGAAAGCAAGTCTAGTCCTAGCTCTCTTTGAGGCGTATTGCCGGCAGAGAGGGGACATGAGGGTCGAAGAGTTAATGAAGAAAGCAGATGTTCTCTCCTGATCCCGAAGGGTTAGTAACAGTCAAGGGCAAGCTGCGCATAGCCATGCGCCGGAGGCTCAATGAGCAAGACGCCCAAGACGTGGAAAGAGATACCATGACCTGCTGCGGATCCCGCCCTCTTCAGTGTGGGCACAGGAAAGCCTGCAAGGCCAGGTATGACAGGCTGGCAGGGATGCTGCCTTTGCCTGAGCTTCCCAAGTCCAACAGTATCTATGGAAGGAAGGCAAGCCGCGGCTCATGGTTGCGGGCGACTTTGCACTTACCGAGAACCGAGAGGGAGAGGATTTACTGAAAGGAGTAGGAATGGAGACTGCAACAAAACTAATCGCTAAGAGTGTGGAAGTTGATGTCGAGACTCTGCGTGACGCTATATCCTCACCCGTCTTGATTACGAGAAACAAAGCCAGAAGTCGGATCATA